GAAATTTTAAGCATATCGACTTCTTTACCTATGTCGAATATACTTTTCAGGGCTATTCCAGTCCCAATAATAGAAATAGCACTTCGGAGTGCTAAAGCATGACTTTTCATCTGCTTCATTGACTCCGAAGTGCTTTTTATATCTTTATTTATTCGTGTTGTTTGTCTACGAACAGTATTGCCCGTATGTTCCCAACTCTTATCAGTTCGGCTCAATTCTTTATCTACACGTTTGGAATACTCCTGAACGATTTTTTCTGCTTTATTCACAGATGCTTGGAGTTCCTTTATATCTGCACCAAGAACCGCTGTTAATTCGCCGATATTCATTTGCCAGACCCCTTCTTATTGCTGTTCATTACTCCGGCAACAGCCAGCATGATATTCTTCATATCTTCAGTTGTTTGTTTATGGGATTTTTTTGGCTTGCGACTCAAAATAGCCCAATCGTCCACCTCGAATGGTACTTTATTCTTGCGTTGCAATCCATTTGCTATCGCAACCGTATATCTGGTGTATGCTTGCTGTGTGTCATCGTATAAACTGCCAAAAGGTTCCAGTTTATAGTATTCGAACCATTCTTCAAGCTGATGGGCCGTGAGTATTTTCAACAAAAAGTCAGGGTGAGGGATACCGAGGGATAGACAAAGCCTGAAAGCAAATAATCTTATTCCTCGGTTTCGGAGTTTTTTATATCACCAACACCATTGACTTTACGGGCAATGCTATGAAGTGCGTTGATTGCTTTGGGTGTCTTCTGTCCAAGGATATTGTATTCATCATTCTGAAACAACCGCTGTCCTTTTGCATCACACAACACACGCACAAGATACTTTGCTTTCGCATTGTTAGTATTGCGGGTAATTTTTTCGGTGCCGTCTCCAAGTGCCTCAATATTCACCAAAGACCAATCATACGAATCCAGTTCTTCGGCAGACATTTGTTTGAAATACACATAGGCACCCAATTCTTCAACGAAATGTTTTTCGACTTTGGGGGCGGGAAGAGAAATGAGGTCGTTGCGGGAAAATACTTTTTGTTCAGACATGGTTGGTCTCCTTACTTTTTTGATTGTTTGGTCTGTCTATGATTAAGACAGACTTAGATATTGATTAAGGCGATACGCCAGATGCCGCACCAGAATTCACTGCAACAGGGCCACTGATTTTGATTGTTACCGAATTGGTGATTTTGTCATCCGTAGGAATGGTGAGTGGCATTTCTGTTACCAATCCGGAAAATTCAAAACTGGTATTATCTTCGTCAGGCAATACCAATTCAAAATCGACGGCATCATCAGATTCAAAATCACCTTTCAACAATTCAAATGAAGCCCGAGAAAAGTTCATTGTAAATGTCAGTGTTCCAGCATCTCTGAAACCCGTGACAAATGTTCTGTAACCGCCTTCCGTTGCCAAATGTGTCGTGTCAATGGTTGCTCTAGTCATGCCGGGACCGTTAATGCCCGTAACCTCTCCCATCGCTTCCCAACTTGTACCATTCCAACGACGTAATTGAGTTCCTACTCCTGCGACTGCCATAGTATATCCTCCTAAATTAGATTGAACTACGTTGCAAATCCAAATTTATAGCGAATCTTACCCTGTCATTTTCATCCCTGTTTAGCATAAATGGGGCAGACATGCAATTCATTATTTGATATTCGGAATCATTTATTACTACATGATGTTTACCATGTAAAAAATCTTTGATATTATTGGCCAATGTGTACGCCTCAATATAGACACGAGAACGCACCAAAATTTCCACTGAAGGGTATTCATACCCATTAGACCCGCCCATGTCTATATCACAAGGATATCCAGGTGTATCATATATAGTAGCACAACATACATCCCCTTCTGGTTCGTGCCCTATGAAAAGATTAGTCCCAAACACCAATGCCAAAGAAGATTCGGCAATCAACATATCTTTTATATCTATACTAGGAGCATTCATGATTTTATCCTGGCTTCTTTGGCAATCACGGCCAATATTTGTTTTTGATTTTTTCTAAAAGATGATTGAAAAAATTTAGCACCAGATTGTGGTCGTTTGAATTTGATATGAACAGCCTCATGAACATAGGCCGCATAATAAGCTGAATACCCCAAAATCACAACTGGATTTTTCATTATAGATGCTAATTTTCTGTTACCTTCTATCGCGGCTTTATGCGGACCATGCATATCTTTACCATTTTTATCAGCCCTAAAACGTGGTTTACTACCCATTTCAATGGACTTGCCAGTAACCATAAATCTACTAGCTCTTAAATTACCAGTATCTACAGGCGTAATGGGTGCTTGCCGCTCCGTAGCTCGCATAACAATGATACCAGCACGTATTAGTCCTTTTAGAGTACGCCCTTCTATTTTAGCAATCTCTTTATTGAGACGTCTAATATATCGGCCTAAACCACGCACTCGAGCTGAACTATACATATACTACCCGCACAAATTCATCTGTACTTTTGAATAATGGATTGGATGATTTGGTTATTATTGGATAGGCATCGACACCTTCATACGTAAGGGATGAATCCAAATCATCAAGAGAACCCAAAAATAGTAAACTATCTATTTCCAAATCTTGATTAACCAATATCTCTGCATGCGCAACTACTTCTGTGCCTTTATCATCCCTCACCAATTTAGAAGTACCATCCCACCTACATTGTATTTCTACAGGATCTTTGTAAGTAAAACCACCGAAACCATCCGGTGTAGATGCCTCCCAATAAACAGCGGTCTGCACACACACCTTATCTATAAATTTCAATAATGGATTACTCATCACTAAAACTCCATATTGCTTGCATAGATGCTGTTTTGCCACCTAGATTAGCCATTTTCCCCGTTGGATCTAATAAATTTACTTGTTGTCCATACATAGTTGAATACAACCCAGAATACGTTCTGCCTTGGTATTGTACTTCTGCAGGACCGGCTTTGGCTTTTTGGATTTGTTGCTCTCTTGTACTGGCAATTAGATGAGCGGTAAACCACCGTTCTATTTCTGTTCTGGTTTCTTCATTTAAGGTAGTATCCTCACCCAATATATTAGTCACCATCACATTTGCGCTCTGAATATATGATTCGACTATTTCATCTTCCAAATCTGTGTCGATTATTTGTTTCACAGCGATAGCAGTAGTTCTCATTTTCTACCTCTCCACAATTTAGGCTCGATGAAATTATATATTTCACAATGCCATTCCAAGCCCAACCAATCTATCAGTTCATGTATTTGTTTATAGTCTCCACACACCATTCGTTCGGGCCAAATAATCTTACAATTCAAACCCGCTTTAATCATTTCGACAAAATAATCTTCATGTCTGCGCACCCACCATAACCAACCTTCTTCAGCACTATTCACCTTAATAGCTTTTTGAATTCGCTTATCTGAAAAAGCCCTCATGAAACCAGTATGCATACAAGAATGAACAATATCTGATGTTTTTCTACGAACAATAACCCATTTAGCATCAGGAAACGCATAATCCCAAACAGGCCACATTTGACACATTTTTGCACCTTTATAGAACCAAGGCATGTTTTCCACCAAACCTTCGCTTTTTATAGATGCTAAAACACGATCTTTGAAATCGCATGGTATCTGTAATTTCTTTGTATCGGGAATTGGATACTGCCCTAAAGCATCATACCCTTGGCTCTTCAAATATGGTTTCAATATATTCTGACGAATACATTGATTTTCGAACATTCCTTTCGCATTATATTTATTGGGACCGACGCAATTACCACTAAAAGCACCGCATAGATTGATTATTCCAGCTATTAAAGATGTTCCTGATCTTGCCGCGCCTGTGATTAAGATTGGGCTGTTCATGTCATCTCCAGTATTTACGCACAATACGATTTTTAATTACTTCATGTGGTTTTGGAATGCCATGAAATGCTATTATTCTAGCATCTGTTGGGATGTTGTTTCTTTTGCAATGCCTTTTGAAACTAACCACATGCGAAGGATACAATTTCTGCCAATAATTATACCCATCGTACTGTTCCTCAAAATCCTTTAATAATAGCCGCTCTTTGCCGCCCTGCGTTTTTTTGGCCCATTGTACGGGGTTAGCTTCCACGGCTGTAAAAATACCTCGATACGCACCACATTCAAAGGACAAAACACCACCGCCTATGTGTTTACCTCTATTGTTTGGTGCAAATGGTTCAATCCCACATAATGAACCTCTGTAATTTAGAAAATGATCTATATTGCCCACGATGATTGTATCTAAATCAAAGAATAAAATTTGTCTGCCTTTTAATTCTTCAAATGGGTAGTGTAAATATGTTTTTGGTAGATTAAATTGCCATTTCGTAATATGTGGCGGAATAGGCAATATATGGATATTGCTATCACGGCACCGTATAGGACGATCGCACAAACAAATGAAATCAAAATCAACACAAGTATTCCGACGAACCATCCTATATAATTTGCTAACATATTGATCTGCGTATTCACCACCCCACAACCCCCATAACATACACATGACAACAGATTTCATTTATTATTCCTTGACTATAAAAGTAGCGTCTTTGCCATTATTAGATAGAAGAATAACTTCGAATCCATAAATATCTGCATAAGATTGTAATGTTATATGCCATTCATTTGCATTCATTATTATTCTATGCGCGAAAGACCCATCTGGCAATTTTCTTTTCCCTTGCTTTTGGCATACGATTATTACCGCACCAAACTTGATTAAAGAAAACACATGGTCCAATACAGCATCTAATTTATCAGGCTCTATATGCTCTAATACATCTGCACATACAACCATATCAGCCGAAGTTGGTAGCCTATCTTTTCCAGGTATGGCTGGATCATACTCAATCCAATTATATTGAGGCAGTGATATTGCTAGACTACCTTTACCACAACCGTAGTCTAATATTTCTTCTGCTTTGAAATATTTAGCATATTTATGAATCAATTCAGCACGTCTATTACCACGAGCACCATAACCTCTTTGTTGTTGGTGGCATTCTTGATTTAGCTCTTGATATATTTTGGAAATAAAACGATTCATTTAATAAGCTCCGCAACAGATACTTTTTCAAATGCTTGTATTTGACTATTAGGGTTACAATTCAAAATCTTAATGCCCAAATTATCAGCATCTCTAGCTATATCAGGAAAGCATTTTAAGTGCCGATTATATGGTAGATTTATTTTGCCCTTGTGCCGGGTTGGTTTTGGTTTTGCCCTTGCTAATTCTGCATGATATCCATGCCAATGTGTGTGATTATTAACATCCACATCCATATCAAACCCCAATAACCGTATTTCCTTAACACCCAAATGATATGCAAAATTTATTCCAGCAGCACCCGAATTTTTATTCCAACAAACACACCCATTTTTATTTACGATGCCATTATAGTGTTTTTTTTGAAGATGCTTCACCCCATAATATCTATGACCAAATTTAGCATTGCAAGAAACTTTAGTAGATGGATGTTTTTCTAATTCTTTTTGATGCACTAGGTACCAGCCATAATCTCCAAAGAATGAGAAATCAATATAATCAGAAATAATGTAAGCATTGTTGATACCAATACAGTGTTCTTGCAATACACCCCCCATATAAGTGGCAAGTATGGAAAGAGGGATTTTTCTTGTTTGTATTTGCTCGGAAACATCTTTTGGAACTCCAAATTGATTAAGAATAGAAGGGCCGCCCCCTATGATCCAACAATAAGAATCTTTCCAAAGAGGCGGCACCTTCCAACAGGAGGAATTCATCCTTCCAAACCTTCCAAATATTCCTCAGCGTCTTTTTGGCGTAAAGCGGAGGAATTCATTTTTTTGTTCGTTTCTACATTGTATATATTACACCATCCACCTTGCTTTCTGATAACAAATTTTGAGGGTTTATCTGTTGCTTTGGGATTTGTGTCTACCGCTTTGGGCTCTACTTTGCGAACAAATGGGTTTTCAACGGGGTTTTCTTTTTCCACAGGACCGATCATCTTAACCACATCGCGAATTCCTTTGGAAATCTCATCTTCATAGGCGGTAAAGCGTTCACCTCTTCGTATTTTGCGTCCTTTGAACTTAAAAATCCCACCGCCTATTTTCTCCCATTCCGCTTTAATCCGTGCCATTATATATTTCCTCCTTAAAACCCGGGAAGTGATTATCCCGGGTTTTATTATCAACTCTAGCTCAGGTGAACAATACCCGAATTTCCATCCTGATCTGCACGAATCTGGGGCACCTGAATAGTCATAACCTTGTAGTTATGGACGAGATTGCCTTCACTGGACCACTGCACATTCTGCATATTCATTCCAGTAACCCAACGAACAACTTCACTGGACAATTCAATCATCACAATGTTGTTGGAGGGCATCTTGTCGGAAACACGAATATCCTTGATACCGGAAATCTTCAGGAGACGATCCTTGATTGTCTGTGTGGAAGTTCCGGAAGTATCGTAGTCTTCATCCAGAACCGTTTCGTATGCAGTAGGAATGTAGATAATCCAAGGGCCATAATGCATAGCATCAATACTGGTCTGCTTCATTTCCAAAACATCGTCCAAAATACCAGCAGCAGTCTTTCCAGAACCATCCCAATTCACACCCAAATCAACAGTGTTTCTATCCGGGTGATTCACGTAGCTATAGATGGTGCCACCACCGTAGCTGTATTTCGTATCGGTGAAAAGCATGTTTTCAAGGGTTTCGGCAACACGACGAGAAGCCCTTTCTGCCAGAGTAGTATCCAGCGGATACCCCATCTTACGGGAAGCCTGAAGCACACGCTCATTCAGCTGGTAATCAGCATGAACAATGGGCAGAGGCATGTAGTTCACGCTGTATTCAGGCCGATCATTATTGCCACGTGACACACCATCCATGGTCATCTGTGCTTCCATAGCATCGGAAATATCGTGATATTCCAAAACAGTAGAAGCCATACCATTTCCAAGATTGTACGTCAGGCCAGCACTCTTCAGATCATTCACACCACGAAGACGCTCTTCTGCAATACGAACAACAGCCGTATCCAACGATTTCCATTCATCACGACGCAAAGTGGCGTTGGCGGTAATGGGAATGGCGGTGTAATTTTCCGGTTTCTTTGCGTCCCCGCCCTTAAAGACGGTGATATAACTGCGACCATCTTTCGGGTTCATAAAAGGACGCATCGCATTTACATTCAAAGACCCTTCTCCAGCGATACGGGATGCAAGCTCACCGTGTCCCTGTCCATTGGCAGTGATGAAATCAATTGCTACGGTCATATATTCTCTCCTTCAAAATAAAATGTTAGATTAGATAATTTCGACAATAATACGGGCATTCGTAGTGGAAGGCGTTACCGCTTCTTTGGCAATAGCAACAATCTGATTGCTATTTACAGTCAAAGAACCACCGGAAGATGTTTCATCGGCAACATACTTAACCAAAGTACCATCTCCACCAGATTCCAAAGCATCGCCAATATTAACAGCAGCCGAATTTGCTTTCAGCAAGGCATACACACGATCTCCAGGAGTGGGGGTCCATACCTGTACCATATCTCCGGAAGAGTAATTGTCTGTAATGGAATTGCCCTGCAAATCATCTTCCAAAGCAAACTTGGGAAATACGTTCTCACCAGCGGCCGAATGAACAGCAACCTTGCCAGTGCTTGCCAGTGCTACCACCATTCCAGGGGTAATAGTGCCTCCAGCCTCATACTCATCAATAATATTGAGGTAACAACGAACTTTCACGGTATTCTTGGCCATAATATACATCCTCTTGAGTTTGAAATTTATTGATAATTACACACAAATCAACTACGCCATATCAGTCGGAAGCAACGGTTCGATTTCAACCGATGCGGCAGCATTCGTATGTGGAGTTCCCATGCCAGAAAAATCCACAGACCTAGTTTTGCCCAACGCCTTTGCCAGCAATTCCAATTCATCCATACCCTTATCTGCCAGCATCTCTTTGGTATAATCGGAATTGCTGGTGATAATTTCGATGTGCTTGTCCTTCTGTGCCTGATGCAGTTTCAAACCATGACTGAACTGATCGCGCATATCCTGGGGAAGTGCATTCAAAAAATCTTCGGGCTTCTCAAATGTAATGGAGGTCGGCCCAGATGCCATATTACCCGGTTCTTCTGTAAGGGTTGAAGCTGTATTCACAGTGGTATTTTCCTCGCCTGTTGATGTGTTGTCTGCATTCGCAACGATTTCCGGAATCAATTTTTCCAACTGGCACTCAGTAAGATTTTCCAACCACTCCACATCTTTTTCGGTGAATTTCGTTGCCGCATTTCCAACCAACTCTTGTACTTTTTCCTTGACATTCATATTGCCCCCTGTTGATTCACTGTTTTCTTGGTTATTGTTGACTTGTTTATATAAGACTTCTTTAACCACTAACTGTGGATTGCCTTCCAATACAAGTGTTCCATCTTCTTGTATATCGTATTTATCTTTATAGCTTGAAGTACCCATACCATCTTCTACTGTATAAATCAATTCAGAATTGGTGATTGACTCCAAAAAATGTAGTTTAGGAGGGTCTTCTTCCCAAACATCCAATCCATCGAGAAACCGACGCGCTGTTTCTATTGTTTGCAAATAATCTGCATTAACTGATATGGACATATCAATTGGATGTGTTTTGGCCTTTGTTCCTTTAGTGCGTTTCATTATTCCTCCTTCCTGATTTGCTCTAACACCACAACCATCTGCCCAAGAACAAGCTCCGTTTTGGTCCGGCAACACAGCCAAATGATCTGGTCTTAGATTTCGTGCTATCGCTGTATATTCCTCCCCATTCCACACCCCTGTTACATATTCATCATCCGTAAAAACACCAGTAGAAACATCCAAAGGTCTTCCATTCCTAATGTAGGATAATGCTAGTGGAGAAATGCGTTTGGCCTGTTCTTCATCAATCCAAATCTCCCCCCGTAATTTACCGTCAGTGAAATTGGCGTTGAAAATCTGACCAATGGAATTCTGTTCTATGATTTGTGGAGAATTACAGGATACGAAATAATCTCCTTCTTTGGGGTGGAAGACTGGGACTGGACGCCCATTCCAAGCACACGGGAATTTAGATAGTTCTTCTTCCGTGTAAAGAATAGGGCCGTTACTACCGCAATGAACCCCGGGAACCATCAAAACTACAGGGGCAACAATGTGTTTCTTGCCCATATAAGTTTCTGATCGCAGTTGGTAATCTGCGCCATTCAGGGTTATTGCAAATGTTTTCATATCTAATGACATGTATGATCTCCTATTATTTAATCAACCACGATTTAGTTAATAATGAAAATTTTCAATAAGTCAAGTATAATTTATACCTGATTTCATTCTTCTTCATCAGTAACATCTACGGCAATCGAAATACATCTGCAGTTGTGTACTACCATCCCTTTTGCAACATACGACTCATCTTCTTCTACACTTAAATTGTACAAAGGTCTATTCTTTCCTAATACACGATGCTCAATTTTCTTAATAGAAACAGGCACAAATTCATATTGTCCTGTATGATTAAGCACAACCCTGGATAATTCTTGTTCAATTTCATTTAAGCATTTATTTATTCGTGATCCCAAATACCGCAGTACAAGCCAACCTTCTTTTTCAATTCGCTTTTGTCGTATTGCATCACGTGCTTTTGCTTCCGGAGAAGAGTGCCAATAATCACCATCACATTCAATTACAATATTCAATGCTGG